CATATAATCTTGTTTAATTGCTTTCATGCACATTTCATATGTAGTGTTGTCAATGTGTTCTAATGATTCTGCCATTTATGATTATTCTTTTGTATTGTGTATTGACATATTTTGCATAAATATAAACAATACTTATGATATATTTTATGTTACATTCGTAGAAATTTATTTATGTAACAATAATTATAAATTTTTATGATGACGTATGAAACGATTGTCTGACATAAAAATTATATTTAATAATTTCATCACAAATGCAAAATTATTTAAATTTATATATTTATTTTATTTGAAAAACTTTTTTAAAAATATTTCTTCCCCTTCTAAAAAATATAATAATAATTTAATATATATAAAAGTGATATAATAACGTCGCAATTTTATCCTTTATTTAAAAAAGGAATAAGGTAAATATAATTATTATTGGATAATATTGCGAATGTACAATCATTGTCACTTTTTAAGTTTTTTACGTTATATACATTAGCAGAAAATAGCAGAATTATTTTATATGCAAATATGCACATAAATAGTAGAATAATGGTTATCCGCACATATGAACGCTGTTTATGCGAGTATACAAAAAAATCAACATATGCAAAATTATTTAAATTCATCATTTATTAATAATGCATCCGAATTGATCACATTAAATAATATTTTAAAAGAATTAAAAATGTCAAAAATAATAATAAAAAATGCATAGTCATAACATAAATATATTATATATTATTGTCGTTTTTTTTTTATTTTGACAATTCTTAATAAATGTAAAATTATTTAAATTCATATATTTATTTTATTTTATTTGAAAAACTTTTTTTAAAATATTTCTCCCCCCCCCCTCCTAAAAATATAAAAATGAATATTTATTAATAATAAAAAGGATATAAGCGTATACATTAGTGTATTATAAAAGTAACAACATAACAAATCCAATAATTTAATATATATAACATATTAAATAATAATTGTACCACCTTATTACATTTTATATTTTTAAGAGTAATAAAAAACACATAAAAAAGCACTAAAATTGTGCTAAAAGCTTAAAAAAGAACGAATTTTGTGCTAAAATATAATTTAAATATAACGCAATGATATATAACATAATAAATAATGGTAGTGCATACATGTGAACGATGTTTGTGTACATTTACAAAAAAATCGATATACATTAATCATGTGAATAAAAAATTTAAATGTGAACTTCATTCATCATTTATTGAACGGAATGTCATAAATGTGGAGACGCTTAATTTAATATTAGAAGAATTAAAAATAGTAAAAGAAGATATGAAAAATGTAAAAGAAGATAATAAACAATTAAAGCAAACTAATGAAGAAACAACTAAAACGTTAAAAAAAATGCAACAAGAGCGCGATAAAATTATAGAGCACACAAATATTAATAATAGAACGATAAATAAAATAAATAATAAACATGTAAATAAGGGAACAATAAATAATATTCAAGTAGTTGCATTCGGCAAAGAAAATATGGATTTTGTCATTGACGATATCGGTAAACTTTGTCAAGGCAATAAAACAGTTCCTAATTTAATTAATTATGTGCATTTCAATGAAAATAAACCTGAAAATCATAACGTTTACATGCCCAATCGAAAAAATAAAAGTGAGGTTTTTGTTCATAATGGTGTCAAATGGATGCTTGCCGATAAAAAGGCAACGGTAGAACAATTAATCGACAAAGGAATCGAATATGTGGAAGGTAAAATGGAAGAATTAAGTGCTGTCATATCGCAATCTAAATATAATGCTGTCGAAAGAGCTATTAATGCATATAATGAAAATGAAGGGGATGTAAATAATGAAGCAAATAAAAAAATAACAAAAGATATTGAACTTATTTTATATAATAATAAAGATTTAGTTATGGCAAATTTATGTAAGTTTGTCGTGTAAATGAACATTTGAAAATAAATATTGCATTTTGTGGAAATATATAGATTATAACGTAGTTCATATTGGCAAATGATTTTTTTTTAACATAGTCTGGATATATAATCATCTTCATATTTAAATGGATGCATATTAATCATTTCAAATTTAATATCTTGATTATTTTAACAATGATATGTGGCGTAATTTTGATTTATTATTACCCATTATTTTAACATTATTTATGTCATTTCCGTTACAATTTATATATCTTAAATTTATCATCAATGTGCAATTTAATGATAAATAATTTAATTTATTGTATCCTATTTCAAATATTTCTAACTTTGTCAAATTATTTATATTATCAGACAACTTAAAAGTATTATTCCCACCACATTTTAAAATTTTTTAATTTGCTTACGTGTTCAGGAAAATTTTCTAAATTACATTTTATTAAATGTAATTCCGTCAAATTCACTAAATTTATTATGGCTATAGGAAAACGTATATTATTATTTTTACTACAATCTAAAAATTCTAAAGTTGTTGCATTACAAATCGACAACGGAAGTTCACTTAAATTATTCTCCTGGCACAATATTTTTTTATTTTTGTCATGGAATCAATAAATTTAAAGTCATTTATTACCGTTGCGGTTAACCATATTGATATTATGTGTATAAAAATACCATTACGATATTCATAATCATTATTTGCTAAATAATTGTTTCCGCAATGAAACATCTCGACATTTATAAATAATTTTAGTTCTTTATACAAATATTTTAATTTTTTCCTGAGCAATGCATTTTCGTGACATGTTCAATATATTTAGGATCGCTATCAGGATTATTGTGCCATTTTTTAATACGCTTATATCTCCATGTATCCATAATAATTAATAAGTGTTATGTTTGTATTTTACTGTAATAGACAAACATATAAATTTCAATTGTAATTTACGAACATGAACCACAATTAATTATTTCACATTTAACTCTTGGATTATCATTTCCAGTTGTTTCGATATTGTTAAGTGTATTAATTAATTTTTTACTTTTTGATGTTTTTACTACTTCTCCAAAGACAACATGTGTACCATCTAAATGCGGTTGTGCATCTGTCGTTATAAAAAATTGTGAACCATTTGTACCGGGACCAGAATTTGCCATTGATAATAACAATGGCTTGTCATGTTTTAGCTCAAAATTTTCATCAGGAAATGCATCACCGTAAATAGATTTTCCTCCAGTTCCATCAAAATTTTCATAATCACCGCCCTGAATCATAAAATCTTGAACAATTCTATGAAATATTGTATTTTTATATTTTTTTGTTTCACATAATTCTCTAAAATTGTTGCACGTTTTTGGAACAATTTTATCAAATAATTTTATTTTTATTTTTTCAGGATTTTTATTTCCAATTTTTATTTCCAGATAAACATATTTTTTGTGTTTTTTGTATTTTTTATTTTTCTTTGACATTTTTTTATTTTTCTTTGACATTTTTTTCATTGATTTTTCTTTTTCTTTTTCCATTAATTCATCCAATAATATTTCATCGTTTGATATATTTTTTTCGTCATCTGATTTTTTGCGTAAATTAAAATAAAAATGAGCAATTATTGCACAAATAATAGAAAGTAGAAATATTTTTAATAAAATTACGCTATCAATTGAATCTAATATATTTTTCATGTGTAATATTATAAATCAAAGAATAAAAACATTATTTTTAAACTGATTATCCATTGAAAATATTTTTTATATTATGCAGATAGTTAATTTATATAAATTAACTATATTAAATAATTATACAATAAATGTTTCAATTATATTGCTTTCATTTAAATTGACTGAATCTGTTTTAATATCTTGAACAATTTGTTCTCCCCTATTATACGTTTTCAGAGTAGTTGCGTTTATTTTTTTGGTTATAATTGCGTTAGAATTATCATCTTTTGTATATACATTACACATACTTTTGTCATCTTGGTCATCTTGGTCATCTTTGACAAACGATATAAACATAACAAATTTATATGCGTCGTTACTTACCGGTTGGACATAAATTGTTCCTTTTTTATGTTCAACATAATCGCTAACGATAAATCTTATTTCATTTTCTTTTAAATATGTTCCGACACGATTATTAATGTAGTGCACCATATTTTCTTCAATATAATCACCAATCTTAGTATTACCCTTTTTATTAGCTGTTACATCGGACAACAATGTTTTAATACGTTCAGGAAGAGGCACACCTCCTTGATCTGTAAAGTCTTTGTTAGAAAAATTGTCATTTGCAAATGATTCTTTAAAGGATAACATTATCTTATCTTGTATATGTGTATCATTTACATCATTATCATCATCTTTCGTTACCGGACAGTATATTTTATGTGTATCATATTTTTGAATGAAAACTCCCGTTTCTTTATTTATGTCAGCAAAACTGCTGTCAATCATCGCCATGTAACCATAATTTGGAACATAATATTCAATGCCGTTAACAATATATTTCCAATAATTTGTACTCATATTATCAACATCAATATCTTTTATGAACACATTATTTTCAAGACTAAAATTATTTATGTAAATTTTATGTTTATACATAGTATAAAATGCGACCATTATTTGAAATAGTACGGACATCCAGACACCATCTGTATGAAAACCAGTGTTTATTACCCTGTGAATATTTCCATCAAGTTGGAAAATTCTTGAAGCCCAACCATATACGCTGTAATTTGGCGCTTCCGTTATAATAACCATGGCTCTTCCGGATTTATACGAATTTGGATCCAACTCGACGGTTATTTTACCTTCATCGCCAGCACCTCCTGTCATTTTTTTGTAACCAAATTCATCAGGACTGCTAATAAAAGGAGGTGCCTTTGCTTGTATATTATCTCTGCTTAAATCATTTTCTTGATCTTGAACATGTGGAACATTTGATAAATATTTTGGCACATCAATTATTGGATTGCCTTTTAATTCCATAATTTTATCGAAATCAATTTTGGATTCTCTTGGTAAATGATAGCCATACATAGTAACAAAATTAGGACATTCATTTGTTTTTATAATATTATTTTTAATATATTCATAAAACGCCATCTCACGCCATGTTTCGTAATGTGACAGTTTATGTATATCCGTATCACTTTTATTAACATTAATATTAAATTCGCTTTCAGTCATGGCGTATATTCTGATATTTACTGCGACAGAATTTGATGCACATGTTACGCATCTATTGCGTGTATCATATCTTATTGGATAACATGACCTATATATTAACATTTTGTCAGGTAGACCTTTATATGGATTTTTAGAGAAACGGTATGTATTGTATGGATTCAATTCGGTAAATTTAAGTTTGCTTATTAAGCTATCACTTTTTTTTCCATCTAAATTCATATCTTGCCCGTCACCTTTATTAAACAATGCTGAACGTATGAAATCATATAAAATCATTCTTTCACTCAATGATGTTGAATTTTTAAGAAATTTTTCATCTGGTAACATATCTTCGTAAATCATATTCACTTGCGTGTGATCTTCCATTGGACCTCCTGTATTTATATTATAATTTTTAATTACGTGAAATGGCATCACCGGATTATTCATTGCTGGGTTAAATTGTGGAGGAAACATCATTGAAGCTGTTTGAAATGGCGTGAACATATCTGGAGTAATTAACGGTTTTGGAGGTGGTTTTTTATCAGGTGTCGGTTGATATACTTGCAAGTTAACAAGTTGTTGAGGAGGTGGTTGAGGTTTTTGAGTATTTTGTAATAATGTGCCTTGATTTTGTTGTCGCGGATTTTGTTGTTGATATTCAGCTTGTGGATTATTTTCATTGTATCTTTGAGAATGAATTACTTTTTGTAGTCGTGGAATGGCGGATGTTATTTGTTCTTTGTATTCCGGGACAACCCTTCCACCATTTTGACGTTTTATATTATTTCCCCCCTTCAAAAAAAAAATTCATCGGAAGATGTCAATTTATATTTTTTTTGTTTTAATTTTGAACCACCCATTTGATTTGTGTTAAATATTTTAATTTCAGGTACCGGAATTCTATCACGTATAATTGAACCACCAAATTGATTATTTCCCATTTGTGGAATCATTTGTGGCATCATATGTGGAGACATCATACCATCCATTTGTGGTGGCATCATTTGTGGAGGCATTGCACCATCCATTTGTGGTGGCATCATTTGTGGAGGCATTGCACCATCCATTTGTTGTGGCATCATTTGTGGAGGCATTGCACCTTCCATTTGTTGTGGCATCATTTGTGGAAGCATTGAACCTTCCATTTGTTGTGGCATCATACCATCCATTTGTTGTGGCATCATACCATCCATTTGTGGCGGCATCATTTGTGGAGGCATTGCACTTTCCATTTGTTGTGACATCATTTGGCTATTCATCATGTTATTATCATGTTCGACGTGTGTTTGAGGTTGACTAAATTTTCCTCCTAAATTTAGCAAAGGATGATCTTTTTTATAATTGTTATAATGTTGTGGCTGCATTAATTGTTGTATATTTGCACCTTGCATATCTGGTTGTGCAAATGACTGTTCCATATTTTGCATTCCCATGTTCATGTATTGTGGCATTTTTTTCATGTAATGTTCTGGAACTTCATCAAAATGTCCCTCTCCAGCATTTGGCATGTTTAGAATGTTATTTTGCGCATTTGACATATTTTTGGGTTTGTCAGATTCGTCAGATGATAAATTTGCAACACTCGTATCAGAATGATCACTTACTTCTATTTTTTGTGGAATTGATTTGGATGATTTAGATGATTTAGATGATTTAGATGATTTAGATAATTTAGATGATTTAGATGATTTAGATGATTTTGCATGTTTTGATTTTACTGGCTTTACCGGTTCTGAAACTGATGTGGCAGAATACATATCTTCAGATTGTGTATCAACCGAATGTTCATCATTTATTGCGCGATTAAAAACATTTAAATGTTCTTGTTTATTTGGCGTTCCATCACCATTATCATCATATTGCGACATAAATGATAACGTACCAAATGATCCTTCACCACCTTCATCACTTTTATCACGTTCATCACTTTTACCACCTTTACCACCTTCATCATCTTCACCACTTTCATAACTTGAGTCGCTAAAACTATCATCATTTTTATTAATAGCTTCAACACGTCCCAGTAATGTTGTCACATTAGCCTTTGTTTTTTCCTCTTTTTTTGTTTTTGCTGGTATCGCAATTGATCGTGACTGTTCTGGATGCGGAACGCTGGATGAGTTATCTGTGGGAGATTCATTATTATCATTTGCTGGTGAGTTATTTTCGGGAAATTTATTACTATTACTATCACTATCATCATCACCAGACATTGACATCTCAATATTGTTATATTTTTCCAAGCTATATGATGCATTTGAAAAAGGTGAATTTGACATATCCATATTTTCTTTTATAAATTCTGTAAAGAAATTATTTTTTTTCATAATTAAAGAAGGCGTTTGAATTGTTAATGTTTTAGCATCAAAATATGACTCATCAAGACCCGTAAATATTTTATTTTCATCGTTATGTCTTAAATCAACCGGAACGATATCATTTATAAACGCTTGTACTCCTTCTGGAAGTTTTAATTTTAATTCCATAATTTTGCATAAAAAATAATGAATGTCATAATATGGATTCGACGGTGGATCTATACTTTCTGAACTCATGGGAAGATCAACAGATGTGCTTTCTTCAAAATTTGTTATTTTGATTTCAAAATTAAACATGGGCACACTAAATTTAACTCCATAAATTGTAAAATGTTTAATTTCTGTAAAATCATCTTTTTTTTTATATATCCATATTGATTGCAAATCTAATTTATTGTGACGATAAAATCTTAATTTTTCGGTCATTTTATGCAATGCATAAAGTACTTGAAAAAATAAAGATTTCCAATGTAAAAGTGTCATGGAGTCATTATTTTCATGAATAAATTTTTCAAGCGTATATAATTTAAAAAAATGTTCACTAACGCAAGCATATAATGGAGTATCATCACTAAATGTTATATCTTTGTGATGTTTTATTATTTCACCCGTGACATTATTTTCAGCACCTAATATGTTTTTTAATTTTCCAAAACTTAAATCAAAATTCATGACAGGCAATAAAAAATAATTTATTCCTTCGTTAACAGAAATTTCACTAAAAATACGAGCAACGTTCATATGTATTAATTCTTTTCGTGACAAATTATTATGTTTAGATTTTTCAGATAAATCATACGGCGCAAAAGATATTGTTGATGAATGTGATAATTCTGATTTTTTTTTAAAATGTATTTTGTACAAATTATCATCTGATTTATTTAATTTTGAAAATCCTAAAAATTGTAAATTTTGCAAAATATCATTATTGTCATCAATATAATTTATTTTTTTTTTAAGGTCATTAACTGTTGTCGATTTATTAGATATGGGTTCAAATTTATAACATACGGTTGTATTTTTATTATAAACAAAATCATACAGGATATTTAAGCAAAAACTTAATTTGTCGTAATCATTATTCGATGTCATTTATAATTAATATATAATAAATTATAAATATAAAAAATAGTTTCATAAATAGTTAATATGATATTAATCATAATCAATCAACAAATCATTTAAATTTATTTGCTTTATATTTTGTTTTTTTGTTTCACGTGTTGATATTACTGTTTCTTTTTTATTGGGTTTTTCATCATGTGTTTTATATATTTTTTGCGAGCTTATTTTTTTCATGTTCATTTTAGTATTTACGTTTGCATTTATATTTGTTTTCGTGTTGATTTTTGTTTTTGTTTTTTGTCTAAATTCTTCAAAAAATGGATCAGTTTTTAGAACTTCATCCGGTGTCAAATATTCGTCATTAATTAATATTCTTCCACGTTCGTGAACGTATTTTCCTTTGTTATATTTTGCAGGCACAACACGTCTGACAAATTCTTTAACTTCTACCGGAATACATTTTTCCTCAAAAAATTGTGGAAAAAATCCTTTTCGGACCAATGTGTTAAAGAAAAAATGCATATCATAGTATCTATTTTGTTCAGGTCGAACGTTAATATTTTTTGTCCATTTTTCGTTATTGCAAACTTTAATGTTATCAACAATTCCTGGGATACATGCAAAATCAAAATCCCACATTTTAATAAAATATCCAATATTTGGAACTTTATATTGACTCCTTACAACTGTATAATTATAATAATCTTTTTTTTTGCTCACCTTATGAATTAAAATATTATTAGCTTTCATATCATTGTGCCTAAATGTTGGAAATTTACTTTGAATTGTTGCTAAAGTTGATAATATTTGAAAAAAAATAACTTTCCAGTGTCTGAGTTCCAATTTTTTGTGATATTGTCTAATGAAATCTAATAAATCTCCACGATTTGCCCATTCACTAATTAATATAGACACATGTTCATAAAATTCTCCTTTTTTATGCCTCTCTACAAATTCTTTATATTTAACAGTTTTGTGGTTATCATCTATAAAATCTTCTTCCATGAGCGTCGTAAATGGTGATATATGTGTATTAAATGTACCGATTGGTAATACAATATGAGGTGTTTGTCCTTTCACCACAAAATAACTCAATAATTTTAACATCATTAATTCAGCATTTTCTGGACGGCGTGTATCATTAATACTTCCATATTTATCTTTGTTTGGATATGCCACAACTTTAACAGCATAATTATAAACTTCTTCACCTTTATCATCTTGTATTGAACCCTTAAACGTATGTCCGGATGTTCCACTTTTTATGTACATCAACGTTCCGCCAACATTTAACATAACTTTGTAAAAATCACGTATTTTTTTATTTAATTTGGTTCGTGTATCGTGTGAATTATGCGAATCAGACATGTCTACGGAATTATCATTGCCGTTACCGTTTATAAATATGTCAGTTTCGGCAGTGTCATCAAAATTTAACATGGGTTGAATAGGTTTTCCTTTTAATAAATTTTTTATAAATTCTAGTCGAAACGGAATTGAATCAATATTTTTATCTTTTAATGAAGTCGTTGTATGGATACTATTATTGCTCGTCATATTATCAAGTTATAGATTCATCACAATAAAATGAATAAAATAATACGCATGACATTTTTTATATATTATTATTTTAATTTTAATGCGCATGATGAATAAATAATAATTATGATTATATCGTTTTATATAATATTTAATAAAAAAATGAAATATTAATGTTATCACATATTATAACAACATCAATGTTTAAAACTAAAATATATTATTATGAATACATGTTATTTATTTGATGTAATTGTTCGTCCCATGACATCAATTGAAGATGCATGATATGTATATTCAACTAAAGAAAAAGCATATAACGGTGCCATAATTTTTTTAATAAATGAGGAACGTATTTGTGTCGAAAAATTATGCAAGGATAGTATGAAATTTTTGGAACTGAAATAGCAAATGATAATCAAACATTGTTGGTTGAACATATTGTGAATTACGTTCAATATGATGAAAAAAATTTGTGTTTTAAATATGGCGAAGGATATGATTTTTATAATGGTTGGTATATCATGTTGGTTGAAAAAAATGGATGAAAATATCAATTAAATCACAACAAATTTATTTTATTAAATTAACAATTTAACACGTTTAATAAATTAAATCATTTAAAATTAAATTTCTCTTATTTTCTTTTTTATCGGTTATTTTTATTTTTGTCATTTCGTCTAAAACTCGCTCAACGTTAAGTTCTGGTATATGTGGCAAACATTGCCAATATTGATCTTTGTAAAGCATATCAAGTTTTATTTTTATCGGATATAAATCTATCAATGGTGAATTATTTGACGTCATAAGTGAACTTAATGATTTAGGCAATTCGTTTGCGCAAAATGATGGCAATACGCATAACAATTGTGCAAATGGTTGAACTGATTTATTGCGATAACTTGAATAATTGGGTTCAACAAAATTTATATCATGAGTTTCAATGTATTTGCATATGTCCGACATAAATGGTGCATGCGAATAAGGATATTGCCAGCTCCAATTATCACAACCCTTAAAATAATATTTGGTCACCCACATAATGCCAAGTATGTATTCTTTGCACATATCATGTATTAGTTCAGTTTGTGATTCACATGATGATGAATTAAAATAATGTTCATAATATCTAAATTTCCATTCGTCACTTTTGTGTCCTTCTCCTAATTTTACGTTGTCAACTATTTGAAAACATTTTAAATTATCAACATTCCACACTTCAATATCATATGGTTTATCTGATCTGCATGTGTTGCGAGAAAATCTATCGTCACTTTTCGGTTTTATTACTTTAAAATATTTTGTTTCAACACGTGACAATTCACTTAACATATCCATTAAAAAAAGCTTATTAATATTAAAATTATCATCAACTAAATAATTTACACAATTAAAATGCAAATATGTGTCAAGATATGCGTCTAATAATATATCCAAACCATATCGTTTTATGTCAATTGATGGTATATGTGGTAAAAAATCATTCCCCAATAGATAGCAAAGCACAATAAAATCATTGTTAATTTTAGTTTTATTAATATTTGCATCATTCGCATTATTTTTATTTATTTTTTTTTCTTTCTGTTTTTGTTTTATAATATTATGAATTTGTTCGAAATAACATTTTTTTGTAATATCAATCGATACGTATGTTAACTGTTCTGCAACATCAATGACAGGATCTATTACCTTCTCTTGGACATTATTTTTTGATAGCTGATGTGATTCCCTTAACAAATACATGTTTTGTTTATTGCATGCCATCGATAAAAATATAAGATCAGCATCGAGACCATATATAGCAATATTTTTATTTTGAAATGATTTATTTTTTAAATTATTTCGTATATCGTTCATTATTTTATGTTCACCTTCTCCTTCTGTGTGATAGGATGAATAAATAATTTTAATATTTGCATTATTTTTTTTTAATATTTTAAAATATTCATCTAAATGTTCATGCAAACGTTCCATAAATTCAGTCCCGGGCGTTATTGTAGTGTTGCTCCAATCATGTTTTGATATTGGAATGTTATGTTTTTCTTTGATTTTATTTTTTATGTCTTTATCATCATTCGCGCGAATTCTTCTTTTGCGCTGTTGATTCATTTTTGCGTCAGGTGCAACACCGTCAATTGAGAAATAAAATTCTTCTGTCGGCTTTACATGATTAAATATATATGTGACATAATTACAAATGCGTTTCATCATTAAACTTTCTAATTTTTTTTTTGTATATGTATCAGGACAATGTTCTAATATTTTAAAACATTGTGGATGAAGCAAACAATTTGCATCCACATAAAAATGTGTTATATTGTTTACATTTGATATCATCATTTTATTATCTTTGTATTGGCGCAGTAACCACCCAAAAAATCCAGGAACTCCCATTTTGTATATTACTCTCTTTTTATAATATTTACTTTATGTATTAATACGCGTATTTAATTAATAAATCAATAATTTTGATGTTTTTGTCACATGATATACATTATAATGCTACCATATTTTTATCATATTTTTATCATAATTAACAAAAAAAACAATATAACAAAAATTAAAAATCTATTTTTATATTATAATCAAATTAATGTCAAGTTCAAATTCTAAAACTTTACGACGCGATCTTAACTCAATACTAGAACATTCTAAACTTAGTTCTGCTGAAGAAATGTCAACGCTCGACTTAGGTCTTGAAGGCGGTGCGCGAAAAAAAGCACCAAAAAAGAAATCCGCTAAAAAGACATCTGCTAAAAAGACATCCGCTAAACCTGCAAAGAAGACATCTGCAAAGAAGACATCTGCAAAGAAGACATCTGCAAAGAAGACATCTGCAAAGAAGACATCTGCAAAGAAGACATCTGCAAAGAAGACATCTGCAAAGAAGACATCTG